CCGAGAGATTAGTTCACTGAGGAGATCTGACATGTTGAACGCGGAGCGGGAAATCAGTGCCACAGCCGCATTGATTTTCGACGCCTGCGATCAGCCTCGAAGAGCGCACTGATATTTTGATTAATCATGAACGTCATCTTATTGAGAGCGCATACAGACATAAATATCGTATGACCGATGACGAAGCAGATCAAATACAGGCGTGCTTTCCTCGCAGATTAATAATCGCAGAGAAGGCAAACCGTGATTGCTCTCATCCCGTCTTGGCAGTACTGAACTCGTATGCCAACGACGATGCCCAGCAGCAAATTAGCAGATTAAATTCTCTTATGGTCCGCACGATGACTATTGGCGATGCATCCCACGCCCCTCTACGTGCGAATCACAACTGCCTGCTGCTGGATGGAAATCGTGAGGCTTATAGAATCGCCTCCAATCATAAAGCTGATCCAACGCTCCGCGCCCGTGCCATTCAAGGTTCGTATACACCACATTGTGTTAAAGGTGCCCAGATGTGTGATTTTGCTGCTGATACAGCATTTGCCGTTCATTCGATGTATGATGTCAATATGACACAGCTCGCCACTATATTCCAACGGCATTCGCTTAGTCGGTTGATCAGCTATATGTATATTAGCACTCGTCTCTATGATGTTGACTTGCATGATCCTTATCCTTTCTTTAAAGTTGATATTAAAAGTGATTATGCCGTATTTTCGATGAGTGATGATTCTATTCCGTATGTCCATTCCTTGGAGACTTGGAAATCATGGGCACTTACCACTGTTGTTCGAACCAAGTTTTATAACTTGATATTCGAGCATGTGCGGACATACGGACCATTACATGTTGTAGTCGTTCAACGTGTTGAGAACCCTACTGGCTCATTAGGATTATTTTACTCTAAGTTGGATGTAGCCCGTAGTGTGCCATTAAGTAAGATCTTTAATGGTGCCTATCGTGTTCCCGATATGTTTTATGCATTGAACAACAAATTTTTGTATAGCCAAGAACACACACCGCATTTTATAGTTCCTGCCAATGTAGTTGTCGCATTAATCGCTTATGCTAATCGAGCTAGCGATGAAGGTTATAAATACCATGAACTCGCTACGTATGGCAGTGGATTGAGACGTAACATAATAATTGGTGGTGTCACCTATCAAACTAAGTGGGACTGTGATTCGAATGAATACAACCATGTTATCTTCTCACTTTTTATTTTGGGTGCTATACAACGAACTGAGAGAACTGCCGGAATATCATCTATTTTTAAACATCTTAAATCAACAGGCATGCAGACATCCTTTCTTGGCGACCTTTGTCGACGGCTGCACCGTTGGTTCCACACAGAGAAAAACAGCGATATTAACGCCTTAGGCGATTATGTGTGGGAATTTAAGGCAGTTCCAATCTCAGATATTAACGTCTCAGGCGTACAGAGGGTTGTCCTAGATCCGGAATTGGATAGTCAGGTTAGCAATAATTATAACCCTCCTGAATTTTATGAGGATAGTTTGTCCACTATCAGTGAGGCTTCTGAACCGGAGGACGACCCACCTATACCTTTGAGCGCCGATACAGTGAGTGTTGAAGCAGAAACTGCTATCATTGAGGAGATTAATGTTGAACAACCCACCACCACAGAATTCTTTGACACCAAACCGGCTGATGATAAGAACATCACAGCCGAGAGTAGCAATAATAATGTAAATCAACCATCTACTACGGGAATTCTAAGTGCAGAATCAGCCGATGACAAGAGTATCTCGACTGAAAGTAGCGAAATTAACTTGAATAGTTCTATTAATCGATCATCTCCTGCACTCATTATACCAGCTAAATTTAAACCGGGGCATTGCGCTTTACAAGCTTTTTGGAACACCTTTCCGCTACATACTAAACCTCGTGTCCCCTTGTTTATTCGCGCGTGTTATGACATACTTATGCATCATGCTGGGTCAACATACACTATTTTCGATGTTAATAATTACATATTAAACGGTGCATATGACTCAAATTGTAGCGCAGAGATAATTCCTTTATTGGCATTACAATATCGTACCAATGTGTGTATTCACACTCCGAACGGTGACATTGAATGCCTTTATGGTAATCAAAAAGATTTTGTACATGAAATTATCTATGCTAATCGTCATTATCAATATAAGAGCTTACAAGGTGGTGCTGTTGATAAATTCCCTTCTCTCATTGAACAGCTTGATCTTGAAGGTACATCACTCCTTGACATTAGTTCCGCACCCGGATTCTTCGCTGTGCTCGCTCAAAAAGCTGGAGCTCAAGTAACACGGTGTCATTATAAACCGGGCGCTAAAATGACACAAACTCGAGCAGATATTGTTTACAGTCGTACATTTGATCTAACTGATATGCTTGAACGTAATGGCGCCTTGTTTGATATTGTATTTAATGATGCTGCACGTGCTGTCAATAGTGAAATGTTAATATCTGAATTATGTGATGCGACTCTGCCTTTTATAAAAGTCGGAGGTTCCCTGCTTTGCAAAACTTTTGCAAATCCACATCATCTGTGGGAACTTGCATCCATCTTTAACACTATTGACCTTGTTTACGAGTCATACGAATGTTCAGAAAGATACTTTCTTCTGACAGGTTATAAATGCGGATCAACAAGCTTTGAATATTGTTATGATCTTTGGAACCGTGAGGTTACTGATCATGTGATACCAACACCGAACAATATTAAGAGGTTTATTAATGATTATTTTAATGGAGAGTTTAAGAAATACCGTCCAACTGATTTAGTGCATAGGCCTACTATCCATATCCGTGCTTTGACCGGGTTTGCTAGTGCCGCTAAAACTACCCGGTCACGTGAACTATTCCCAAGCGCTGTTTATATATCCCCAACGAAAGTTCTTGCGTTGAAACATCAACGTATGGGTGTGGCTAGTTTTACGCCGCATATGTTTTTCTCTGAAAAACATGCTGATGTTAAACATATAATAGTTGATGAGATATCCCAGTTTCCGGCTGATTATATCTCTTTACTTGGGTTAGTCTATCCGAAACACGTGATCGTCGTTTTAGGTGATATTATGCAAACTCCTTATAATAATTATAATTCAAATACTGCATATAAAACACTACGCGATTATGGAATAATTAACAACATCATTGACGTTTACAAGATACCACAAGATGTCACAAAGATACTGAATGACAAACATCATTTTCGCATACGGACGCAATCGCCAGTTACTCATGGCCTGATCACTTTTAAAGGTGACATTTTAGAATTTGTTAATTCAAAAATACCCATATTAACGTTCAATGCTGCCTCGTGCGAGAGGCTTAAAGAAGCCGGCTGTAATTCTTATACCATTACAACATATACAGGCTCGCGTGACCATACCGTGGTGTTTTATATTGATTCAGCTGCTATTGAATCACAACTTGCTAACCGATCCTCGTACATGTATACTGCAATGAGCCGTGCTACCAACCAGATTGTCATTGCTGGTGATACTAATTATATATCTAATTATTATAATATCCACGGGTCGAAGATTATGAGCTACGAGGAAATTTCAGGTGTGTATCAATTTCATCGCATTGAGCAAGGTAGTGATGGATCAATTGCCGTGACTGTTCCCATTAGTGTTGTGTCTCCACCTGTCACTAAAGATCTTGCACTCACAATACTACATAATGCTATTACACCGCTAAATGATCCAATGTCTGAGGCGTTATCCATTAATAAAGCTGAGATTGCTCCGGTAGAGAGTGGTACTTTTCGTACACCCATGGACGCTGTTATGCCAATTGAAGAGGTTACAAAAGGTTATAAAATGAGTGATATACGGCTTGCAAAACATCAAGTTTCTTCCTCGAAATTAGAAGCTGTGCAGACACTCATTAAAAGATATGCGCGTAAGTACAAAGTACCAATGAATAAATCTAATTTCCAATTCGCTTATACTGAATTGATGAATGGACTTTGCACTGCCATATATGGTAATCCGCACTCTGTTCGCCGATTAAAACATGATATGTCATGCACTCCTGAATATATTTCGGAGCGAGGCGCTCAGTATTTGCGTGCTTTGCAAAAGAAAGTTTCGAACAACCCTGCAGCACTTAAAGATATCGAGGAAGGTTTTGATGAACTTAACGAAAGCTTGTCGTTCTTTAATAAAAGACAATCAAAATTTGACGCAAAAGTTGGTTTTGATTCTAGTGATAAAGTCGGACAAGGTGTTGCTGCCACCAGTAAACGTATCAACCTCATTTTTGGTGCTTATGCGCGTACAATATTGGATCGCATGCGAGAGATTCTTGCGCGCGTTCGTCCAAATGTAATCTTAGCTACGCATGACTCTGAACATAATTTGAATGATCACTTCGTTGCAATGTCAGCTCATTATGGCGCACCTTTTACAAATTGGTCATGTAACGATTTTTCAGAGTGGGACGCGTCTTTCCGTTCACCTTTTGTTGAAATTACACTTACACTTATGAAGTATGTTGGAGCCCCGCTCGAGTTGATTAAATGGTTCCGCATGTACAGATCTGATTGGTCAATGAAATATCAGCATGAGTATGGTACATCTGTTCTTAAGGGCCATGAGAAACAATTTTCTGGAAATCCGTTTACTATCTGCGAGAACACAATAGGTAACATGGCATTATGCCATGCATTATTCCAGTATGACAACCCGAAATTGTTAATGTTTAAAGGCGATGACAGTGCTGTTGCTTGTGACCGCTGCACTATGACAGAAAAAGGAAAAAGGCTAATTGGTATTACCGGTCATGGGTTAAAACTCCATAACAGTGCTGTCGGTGAATTTGCCGGATGGTTTTTAACACCTAATGGTTTATTTCCCGACGTACTCAGGTATTCAGCCAAGTTTTGTGACAAACTTTATCGTGATCAAGATCACTTTAATGAAGCTTTATTGTCACTTCAGGAGAGATGTTCTGCTGTTAAGACCCAAGAGCAGCTATTCCAAGGCATTGCCATGATTCATTTATATTATAAAGGCATACTTGGCGATCAATGCCCCACGCCTGGTGACTTTGAGTCTTTATATTCTTTCTTAGTTAATAGCCGCTCCATACGTTTTGATGAATTAAAACCTGTCACATTACCCCTTAAACATTTATAGCTTCTTCTACCTACC